AAAAAAAATTTTTTTTTTTTTTTTTAAATTAAATTGTATAAAATTACCATCAAATATAAAATTATTCATATATAATAATTATTTTTATTAATATTTATTATAAATTAATCTTTAATACAATATACTATTTAAATATCTAAATTATAATCATCATCATCATCATCAACCGACATATTTGAAATATTTAATTGATTAATATTTATGTTATTATTTGAACAGTATTGTTCTTCATCATTATCTACATATAAATCTTGTAAATTATCTGTTTCTTCAATATAATCAACATCTTCTGTTAATTTCTCATTATCTAACAATATTTGAAAACTATTAGTTCCAAAATTACCTTCTTGGCCACACATTACATTAGCAGAAACACCTTTCATTATATCTAATTCACCATGTCTTGCAGCTCTTAAAAACATTTCTGGTGTTTCTTCAAAAGAAGCTTTTGCAATAGGGCCAATATTATCATTATTAATACCATGTCTAAATATAGATATCATTTTTGTATTATATGTCATTCTATCACACAATAAATTCATGTGATGTGAATTAATATAAGAACTATCAAATTCAATAACGTCAGATAATTCATTATAAATACTTTGTCTAGCAGCTTCTATACCAAGAACATTATACATTTCAATAATATTATTAGTAACTGTATCAGTAAAGTCAATATAATCTAATGCCAAAACATCCATTAAATTGCTACCTACACTATCTAAGATCCAACCATCTTTTTTATCATTATTAATACCTAACACTTTTCTTAAAATTACTTTATTAATTTTTTTGATACCACGTAAAACTATATTATTTAATAAATTTTCTTGAAAATTTTTGAGAATATAAATATCATCTGATTGATCAAGAGATTCTGGTTTCTTTTTTGCATCTTTTTTATTCATTCTAATTCTAAATACTAAATTATTATAATTATAATCACTAAATGTACAGCTGATTTCATTTGAATAAACACTATTTATTGTATAATAAACATCATCCATTGTAATATTTTTTTCAAGCATAGTTTCTGGATTCATAACAATACGAATAATCCATTTAGATTTGTCATTATCATTGTCATTATTTGTTTTTTCGATTCCTCTACAATTATCAATTAAATTTTCAAAACTATTGTAACGACTAATAAATTCATTATCTTGATCTACAATACTAGATTCTTCATTAGGATCAAAACAAATTTGTGTTTCTTTTACAATATCAATTAATTTGGTATTTTCAATAGAATACATAATTTGTGTTGCTTTTCCTCTATCTAATTCATCTTCAGGGTGTAATTTAATTGTTAATGAAGGATTTTTAATATTTTCTGTTAAACTTAATATTTCTTCAATTCTTGGAACACCACGTGTTACATTAGATTTAGAAGCAACACCTGCAAAATGAAATGTATTTAATGTCATTTGTGTAGTAGGTTCACCAATTGATTGAGCAGCTATCATACCAACCATTTCACCTGGTGCTACAATTGACTTTTTATAACTCATAATAATTGTTTCTAGCAATAGAATTAATGAAGAACGATTAAAACGTTTTATAAATAATAAATTACGTGGTGATAAGTAAAACATATATAACATTTTAAATAATTTTGTTGGTTTACAATAATGAATATTTTCTAAATTATTCATATATTTTTCAAGTAATTGAAAACACTCTAATGGTGAAATATCGACAAGAGAATTACCATTTAGATTACATTGTTGTTGTATATTATTTATTATAAAATGAAATGCTACAGCACAATATACATCTTTTTCATTTTTATTTTTCCAAATATTTTTAATAATGTCAGTTCTATTTTTTATGGTATCATTTACATATTGTTTAATAAATTCATTACATTTTTCTTTTTGCTTATTGAGTTTAGATTGTACACTTTTAATAAATGGTTTTATTCCTTTATTAGATTTATCATCAGCAATATAATAATGATTATATATGTCTTCCTCATTCATTTCATATAATGGTAATAATTGTTTTTCTATTTTAACAGAATCCATCCCATTATCACCATATACAAATTGTACTATTTTACCTTTATTATTACGTACACTCATATCATACTCAACTTTCAAATCTTCCATACCTTTAATCAAACGACGTTGAATATAACCAGTTTGTGAAGTTTTTACAGCAGTATCAATTAAGCCAACCCTACCACCTTGTGCATGAAAGAATAATTCTTCTGGTTTTAATCCACTAATATATGAACTTTCAACAAAACCTCTCGCACCAGGTGTGTCATCGTATTTTGTAAAATGAGGTAATGTTCTATCATCAAAACCATATGGAATACGTTTTCCATTAACATTTTGTTGACCAAGACAACTAATCATTTGTGAAATATTGAGATCACTACCCTTAGAACCAGCATTAACCATGTTAACGAATCTGTTATTCTTATCCAAATTATTTCTACCAATCTTACCTGCTTGTTGTGTTGCTTCATTTAATAAATTATTAACTTGACTTTCAAATTCTTCCATATTAGATTTACCAGAATCATTTTTAAAATTACCAATCTGTAAGCGGTCAATCAATTCTTTTACATCTTTCTTTTTTTTTGTAATAGTATCAATAATTTTATCTTGAGTTTCAGTATTTGAAATTAAATCACTTATACCAACACTATAACTACTTTCTTTCATATAGTCAGTAATAATATTTTGTAAATTATCAATATATTCAGTAGCTGTATCATTACCAAAATCATTACAAATTCGATGTAAAATACCTTTTGAACTAGCACCAAGTAAAGATTTGTCCAATTGACCTCTATTATATTTTCCATTTTTAATAGTTAACATATTATTAGAAGTCTCAATGTCTTCTTCACCATCTTTAAATTGTTTATTTTTTTGATTCAATGACAATGGTGGTGTAATTTGTGTTAGAATATCAAAACTACTAATTTTATCATTTTTTAAAATACTTAAATCAATATTTTTACAATTCATTAATAAATTCATTGCTTCTCTTTTTGTAAAAGTAATATTTTTTCTTGTAAATCTATAACATCCAAGTAAAGAATCCTGAAATATACCAACAATTGTAGAATTACTTGCTGGACTAATTAATTGATGTGGTACAGCTGCTAAATATAATAATTCCAGTTCTGATTCTGTATCTTGTGGCATATGTAAATTCATTTCATCACCATCAAAGTCAGCATTGTAAGGTTTGGTGTCTGCAACATTCATACGAAATGTATCACCAATTTTCATTATTTTAGCACGATGACACATCATAGACATTCTATGTAATGTAGGTTGTCTGTTAAATAATACTGGATCACCATTCAACATATGTCTATGAACTATATCACCATTTTCAAGAGTTATTTTTTTTATATCAGCATAACGTAGTGAAATACATTCTTTATTTTTTTTTTCTAATATTTTTGCTCCAGGCCATCTATTTGGACCATTTTCAATTAATTTCATGAGAAAGTTTCTATTTTTATTATTAACAATGACAGGTTTTGTAATATTTTTTGCTATTTTTTCAGGAACACCTAATTCAGCAATTGATAAATTAGGATCAGCTGTAATAACAGAACGTGCACTATAATCTACACGTTTACCCATTAAATTTCCACGAACACGACCAGTTTTACCATTTAATCTTTCTTTAATAGATTTTAATGGTCTTCCTGAACGTTGTGCTACAGCAGCAACACCCGGAATTTTATTATCTACCTGTGTAGCAATATAATATTGTAATAGTGTAGTCCAATCTTCAATAACATTTTCTGATACATTTCCTGATTCTAATTTTTCCATCAATGTTTTATTAGTTTTAAATATATTACATAAAATATGTGTAATATCATCTTCACTTCTTTGTTGAATATCATGTTTAACAGAAGGTCTAACTGATGGAGGTGGTATTGCAAGTACTTGACATATCATCCAATCTGGACGAGACCATGTTGAACTAAAGCCCATAAAATCAACATCTATGTCAGATATTCTTCTAAGAATTTTTAGTGCCAATTCTGGAGTAACTTTAATTCTTGAATCTTCTTCTTGACTATCTTCCCAATCAGCATATATAGTAGCAAAACCATCTTTTGAATATTTTGGTTGTTTACATCCGCAACCATTTTTAGTTTCTTGGCCACAAATTTTTATTTTACTTGAATTACCATGTTGAAATATATAGTTCCAACGATCTTCACTACTATTATTAATTATATGACAATGTTTTTCTTTATTAATTAACAATTTACTACACTTAAAACAAACACATCGTAAAATTTTCATAACGGTATTTAAATATTGAATGTAAAATACTGGCTTTGCCAATTCTAAATGACCAAAATATCCTGGTGTTTTTATATAATCTAATCCATCTGTAGGGCAAATAAAACCAGGTTCTAATACACCCATCCTAGGATCAAATAATCCATTTATTTTAGGTTTATTATTTTCATATGTATCTCTTGTTGTAATTTCGGCAACAGACATTTTTCGAATTTCGTCTGGAGAAAGTATGCTAAATTGAATACCTATAATTTTTGAGCTTTTTTTATCATTATATTTAACAATTTTATTGGACATTTCCTATAAATATATATATATAATATTTATATACTTTTTCTTTCAATTTTTTTATTAATTAATTATTACGAATTTCAATAATAATTTTTTTTTTAATATATTTTTTTTAATAAATATAAAAATTGATTTAGAATTTAATCCTACAATAAAATATAAAAAAATAAATATGCCAAAAACTGAAAAAGACGAAATTCCAACTTCCCCTAAGGCCAAATCAGCTTCAGGTATTATTAATGTTATTTCTAAAAAATCAATTAGAACTAAGCATAGTGATAAAAAAGTTTCTTCTGATACAGAATATTCTTCAAATAGTGAAGAAGAAGAGGTAAGTGAAGAAGAAACTGAGGAAGACAGTGAAGAACAAGAACAAGAGGAAGATTCTGATGAAGAAACTGAAGAATCTGAGGAGGAAAGTGAAGATAATAACAAAAAGAAAAAATATAAAAAATCATTAAAAAAAAATATTTCAAAAACTATTAAAGCATTTGATGCAGATACTAAAAAAAGAAACATGCGTAAATTATCAAAACCTCCAGCTATGAGTAGATCACGTGGAGGATATGATGAAAAACAATTTAATAAAATTTTACAAAAAATGTTTCCATCAAAATATATTAAACAAAAAGCACAAGAATTAAAAAATGAAATAGTAGAACAAAAGAAAAAAAGTAAAAAAAGTAAAAATAAAAAAAAATCCTCTCGTGAACAAGAATATGTTATTGTTATAAATGATCCATCATATGATGATGACGATAGTGATTATGACCCAGAAGAAGACGAAGATTATGAAACTGAAGAAGAATATGATTCTTATGAAGAATATGATTCTGAAGAAGAAAGTGAAGAAGATAGTGATAGTGATGAAGAAGAAGAAGAGGATGAAGAAGAAGAAGAAGAAGAGGAAGAAGAGGAACAAGAAAAAAAGAAAAAAAAATCAAAAAAAGAAAAGGATTTAGTTACATACGAGAATGAAAAAAAAATGCTAAATGATTGGTTGGATGAAATTAATGAAAGAGAAAAAAATGATATTTATTCAACTAAAGAAAGCAAACGAATTATTAATAAAACACGCAAAAATATTAAAGACGAAATTAAACAATTAGAAAAAAAAGAAGAAAAACAATTTGAAGAAGAAAAACGAAAGAATGCTCAAGAATTTAGAAAACAAATTGGAAATAAATATGGAACTACTGATTCATGGTATTTTGCCGAAAAGCTCAAAGTTAATGAACAGAAAAAAATTCTAGAAGAATTCAAAGAAGTTAATAAAGCTGTACAAATAGAAAAACCATATAGAATTGCTTTAATGGAAACTAATATTCCACAAGAATTTAAAGCATGTGCTCTAAAAAAAATTAATATGTTAAGACAGATGGAACCAGGTGCTGGAGAATATTATAAAGTAAAAAATTGGATTGATACTTTTATGAAAATTCCATTTAATACATATAAAAACTTCGATATTACAATTGATGATGGAATTGATAAATGTGATAGTTATTTGCAGAATGCTAAACAACAATTGGATAAAGTAGTATATGGTTTAGATGATGCTAAAATGCAAATCATGCAAATGATGGGACAACTAATTACAAATCCTAGTGCTGTTGGTACATCAATTGCTATTCATGGTCCAATGGGTACTGGTAAAACAACACTAGTTAAAGAAGGAATTAGTAAAATTCTAGGACGTGATTTTGCGTTTATTGCACTTGGTGGTGCTACAGATAGTAGTTTTTTGGAAGGTCATTCATACACTTATGAAGGAAGTTTATGGGGTCAAATTGTAGATATTCTAATTCGTTGTAAATCAATGAACCCTGTAATATATTTTGATGAATTGGATAAAGTATCTGATACTCCTAAAGGAGAAGAAATCATTGGTATATTGACTCACCTAACAGATACATCTCAAAATAATGAATTTCATGATAAATTCTTTGCTGAAATAAACTTTGATCTAAGTAAATGTTTATTCATATTCAGTTATAATGATGAAACTAAAATTAACCCTATTTTGAGAGACAGAATGTATCGTATTCAAACAAAGGGATATAATATGGATGATAAGAAAAATATCGCAACAAAATATTTGTTACCAAAAATCAATGAACAAGTTAAATTTAAAGATGAAGATATTATTCTTGATGATGATGTAATCGGTTATATGGTTGAAAATTACACAAATAGCGAAAAAGGTATTAGAACATTGAAACGTTGTATTGAAACAATTCATACAAAACTAAATTTGTATAGACTTATTAAACCTGATACAAAATTATTTGAGAATGAAACAACATTAGAAGTAAAATTCCCATTTAAAGTTACAAGGGAAGTCGTACAAAAATTATTGAAAAATGATAATAAAGAAAAAAATTTAATTTTAAGCACAATATATTGTTAGTGTGATGAAAAAAAACATATACATAATATTTTTTTATTTTACATTTATCCAAAAATTCTAGTATAAACATTTTGTACCATATTTAATCCTTGTACAGCGCAATATAATACAAAGTGTTGATTATTTATGAATCTATTTTTGTTAACATTTTTATTGTAATTTTCTGTATTTAACGAATCAACACAAAAGGAACTATTATAATAAGATGGATTTGTAATATTTTTTTCGATATCATCTTCATATTCATCAATATGTTCATTAAAATAGTTTTTTACATTATTATTTTCATTGTTATGATCAAGAATAATGAATTGACCATATCCTTCTTCCATAGTAGTATATGTTAACATTTTTTTGCTCAATAAATATTAATTATTATTATTTTTATATTAATTTATCAATTATTTTTTTTTCAATTTTTTTTTATTATTTATTTTCATTTGAAATAACAGAAGGAGGTATTACTTTATTTTTTTCAATATTTTTGTCTACATTTAATGTTACAATTTTTTGTGCTAAAGAATTAATCATAGATTCCATATTTTGAAATTTTTCTTTCATATTTTTAATATCATTTTTAATTTCATTTATATCATTCAAATTATTATCATAATTGCGTTCTTCTTTTATTTTATTTAAACTATCTTCCATGTTAAAATTATCATTATCTTTAGCATCATTAAAATTAATGTCGGGTGGTTCTGGTTTGTTAATTAAATCATTGAATTCTTTTTCTTTTTCTTTTAATTTATTATCTACAGAATTAACATTATTATTGTTTAAAACATTTAACTTATTTATAATATTTACTATTATATTACGATTACTTTGTAATAAATTAAAATTCACATTATTTACATTATTAAAATATTCAACATTAATTTCTTCATCAAAAACATGTTTAACATCTCCTAGTTGTTCTTGTTTAAAATTAGAAAATGCTCCATTCGTATGTAATGTTTCCCATAATAATTTTTTATTATTGGGCATTATAATATTATCAATATTATTACTAATATTCATTAGTATAAGTAATAATAATAAATTTATATTATTTTTTTATAATTTATTTTTATTAAAATAAATACTTCGATATTTGAAGATTTCATCATCGTTAATTTTATTTTTTTGAAAATAATCCCAGGTTTTTTTTTCTGTTAACATTTGAATTATAAAATAAAGACAATACATTCCACATTCGGTATTTTCTTTTTGATGTTCTTGTCTGTTAAATTTAAATTCAAATACACTATCGTATTTATTCTTAACTTCTTCTTGTATTTTATTAGAAAATTTCAATACTTCGCTTGGTATATCTTCAATACTATCATTTGAATTACTATCAAAATAATATATTGTGTTGTCTTTATAACAAATATATAATGCTACCCAATGACTACCTGGTTCATTGTGTTTATCTAAATTAAAAATAATTCCAGATTTTTTTATACCTTCTTTCATTTTATTTGCAACAGAATAATTAATTAATTCTGGCCATACATATTCATTATCTTCATTAATACTATTGTAATCTATTGGTGAAGGACCTATAAATTCAAAATCATTATATGTTTTTTCATATTGTTTCATTACAATTCTAATATTATTGCTATCTAACCATTGTCTTGGTTTTTCCGTCCATTCATCTGGTTGTTGTGGTGCAAAAGAATTATTCATAATATCTTTTCCTACATTTGATTTAATAAATTCTTGTCTTAACCAACACGATTCTTGTTTACAAACATTTTTAAATCTATTTGAAAGAAAATTCCAAATATCTTTAGGTTTATTACTTTCTATAATGTCATCTTTATGTTTTAAATTCCATTTTTTTTTTAATTTATTTAAATTAGTTGTAGTATAACATGTAAACTCTAATATATCACTATCTTTTTTTGGAGAACATTTAAGATCTTTTTTAGTCATATAAAAATATTATATTTTTTATTTTAAATATATTAATAAAAAATATTAATTTTCAATAAAATTACGTTGTTGTCTAGTATGATTGTTAAACATTTCATCTTCCAAATTAAATTTATTTCTATTGACAGGTGAATGTTCTTGTTCTACAAATAATAAATTATGATTAGTTAAATTAGCATTTTTATTAAATTGTTGATCTCTATACAAATCACTGTTGCTTGATGGAACATATGATTTAACATCACTTTTACTTAATTTATTAAATTGATTTCTTAATTCACTTTCATCTTGTATATTTGACATATATGAATTAAAAGTACCATTTTGAGGATATGATATATAAGATGTTTTACGTGAAGCATCAATTTTTGGAAATTCCTTTACTTCATTTTTAATATCTACCATAGGCATTTTTACATATTTTGTAGGTGTTGGACGAAAAGGTAACTTGTGTTCAATAACATATTCTTGATTAATTAAATTATTATCAAATATTCTATTATTAATAGAATTTTGATTATCAAAGTTTGTCAAGTAATATCCATTTATAACACCATTATTACTAATATTATTATTATTCATGATATATTATAATAATATTATTTATTCCAATAAAAATATATATTTATGCTAAAGATCTTGCACACATTGTGTATAATAATCTATTTACAAAGTAAAATAAACCACTTTGAAGTAAGATCATAACAGAAGTGAAAACTTCTCCTTTCTTTGAAAATAAAGTTTGAACTAAATTAGCAAGTCCTAAAAGTACTAAGAAAAAACCAAAGAACATTAAAAAGTAAAAATAGTTGCAATATTCAACAGGTAGTGGGTCAAAAACACTTTCAAGTTTCATCTATATTATCTAACAATAAAAAAAATGTTATTTTAAATTAATATAAAGTTTATAAGTGTTAATATTGTATGTGTGGAATTTTTACCTTAATATCTAATGCTGGAATTTTTGATAGAGAATTTATTAATGATAAATTTTTAAAAGGACAAAAGAGAGGTCCTGAATTTTCTAAATTAACAGAAGTATTAAATAATAATAATAATAATTTAGATATATATTTTGGTTTTCATAGATTAGCGATTAATGGGTTAAATGAAGAAGGTAATCAACCAATTATAATAGACGATATAATGTTAGTATGTAATGGTGAAATATACAATTATGAACATTTATTTATAACTATGTCTATCGATCCTAAAACAACAAGTGATTGTGAAATAATTGTTCATTTATATAAAAAATATGGAATAGAACAAACATTATCTATATTAGACGGTGTTTTTTCGTTTGTTTTATTTGATATGAATAAAAATGAAATGTTTGTTGCAAGAGATCCTTATGGTGTTCGACCTTTATTTATAAATATTAATAAAAATAGATTCAATAATGAAAATTATATTTTAATTGGTTCTGAAATGAAAATGATTACCGATTTTTCATCAATATCTAATAATAAGTTAATTTGTCAATTTAACCCTAGTACATATAGTCATATTGTTATTGATAATAATGATTTTTCAATAAAACAAAATTATAGATATACTAATAATAGTTTTTCATCCTATTTTACAGATGATCTAATTAAACCAATAAATGTATATAATAACATAGTTGATTATTTAAACAAAGCTGTATATAAAAGAGTTGTAACTACTGATAGACCTGTTGCTTGTTTACTTTCAGGTGGATTAGACAGTTCTTTAATTACATCTTTAGTAGCCAATCAAGTATATAAATTATACAATAAACAGATAGAAACATATTCAATTGGTCTTGAAGGTTCTGAGGATATATTAAATGCAAGAATTGTAGCTAAACATTTAAATACAAAACATAATGAAATTATTTTAACAGAACAAGAATTTTTAGATTCTATTCCAGAAGTAATATATAATATTGAAAGTTATGATACAACAACAGTTAGAGCTAGTGTAGGTAATTATTTAGTATCAAAATATATTAGTGAAAATAGTGAAGCAAAAGTTATTTTTAATGGTGATGGTGCTGATGAATTAATGGGTGGTTATTTATATTTTCATGAATGTAAAGATCCTATAGAATTCGACAAAGAATGTAGAAGGTTATTAAAAAATATACATTATTTTGATGTATTAAGATCAGATAGAACTATTTCTTCATGTGGTTTAGAAGCAAGAACCCCTTTTTTGGATCGTTATTTTGTACAGTATTATTTATCAATTAACATGTTATTACGTTGTCATACGTCACATAAATTACCTGAAAAATATTTAATACGTAAATCATTTGAAAATTTTAATGTTGAAATTATAGACACAAGTAATAATAGAGTTGAAAAGGTATGCTTACCTAATGAAATATTATGGAGAACAAAAGAAGCATTTAGTGATGGTGTAAGTAAACAAACAAGATCATGGTATTTTATAATACAAGAGTATTTGGATAAAATAAATTTTGATTCTACAATACCAATAAATTCATTAATAAATACTCCATTAACAAAAGAACAATTATATTACAGATCAATTTTTGAAAAATATTATTATAATTGTGATCATGTAATACCATATTTTTGGATGCCAAAATATGTGAAAACAAATGATTCAAGTGCTAGAACCTTGAATATTTATAAAAATATCATTAATAAATAAAAACATATAAAATTAAATATATTATAAATTTTATATGTTACCAATTAAAATAGGTAATTACCCTTCAACTATTCCTGTTTTTATAGAAGTTGCACAATGCTCAAGAATGAAATATGAATGGGATTGTAAATATAATACTCTAGTATTAGATAGAGTATTACATTCTGCTGTTTTTTATCCACATAATTATGGTTTTATTCCAGAAACATTATGTGATGATGGTGATCATTTAGATGTATTAGTTCTTAGTGATGGACCAATGATACCAGGTTCAAGTGTAATTGTACGTCCAATATGTTATATGATAATGGAAGATGAAAAGGGAATGGATGAAAAAGTATTAGCAGTAATTCATAATGATCCTCGTTACAAAAATATAAATGATATTAATGATTTACATGAACACACATTAGAAGAAATATCACATTTTTTTGAAACATATAAAGCTCTTGAAAAAGAAAAATGGGTAAAAGTTGGTTCATGGTTAGACGTTAAACAAACACATGAATTAATTAAAAAAACACATAAAAAATATATTGAATCACAAAAAATTTAATATTCTTCTGAGTACATATATCCGCCATCTAATGTACCATGTGATTTTATTCTATTAAAGTCTTGCGTTTTACTTAAAATATCTTCCATTATAATTCTTCTTACATGAATTCCATTTTCAATTTGTTTGAAATATAAACTTCGTGAATCACTATCACACTTTATATCTATTTCTTCATTTCTAGGAAATGGGTGCAGTAAACCACATGTAGGTTTCATCTTCTTCATAACATTTGGTGTAATAATCATTTCCTTTTTATAATCTATTATATCTAAATTTTGTCTTTCTTTTTGACAACGTGTAACATAAACAAAATCCATATCTTTAATACATTCATCATAAGAAAATACTCTAGTTATTTTAATATTATTATTTTTAATAAAATTTTTTATTTTTGGATTAAAATCTTCTTGTATTGAAAATATATAAAAATTAATACTATTTGATATTTTATAAATACATTTTATTAATGAGTTAATTGTTCTACTATTATTAATATCACCTACAAATAAAATATTTTTAAAAGTAGAATTAGTATTTTTATTATGTTCAAACATTGTAGTTATATCTATTAGTGATTGTGTTGGATGTTCATATGAACCATTACCTGCATTAATAATTGGTTTTGATGTATATTTAGTTATTTTTTCAAAGATATCATTATCCGGATGTCTAATAATGAATAAATCACAATATATTTCCATTGTTTTAATTGTATCATATAATGTTTCGCCTTTTTTTGCACTAGATATTTTTTCATTATAATTTAAAACATTACCTTTGGATTTATATATAACTGTTTCAAAAGAAAAACGTGTTCTTGTAGATGGTTCAAAAAATAATAAACCAATTATTTTATTTTCAATATAACTATCCATAGTAACATATAATTTATTACCATTTTTCACAGTAATTGATTTTTCAATAATATTAAAAATTTTTTCTTTAGATAAATCATCAATTGATAACAAATTATTCATTATAAATAATATAATAATATATTTATATTCTTTATAAATTATTAATAAAATCTTCAATGCAAACCAATATTTGTTTAGATACAATAATATCTACATCTTGTTCATGTTTATTTTTTTCTTCTATTATGTTATTTGACATAGATAAATGAATATTTAATTGTTCTTTTAAAGAATTATTTAATTTATCTACATTATCTTGCGTTAAATTATATATATTCTTTCTTTTTATCCTAGATAAGTATAAATTATTACTTATATGATAAGTATAAGGTTTAATATGTATATAAAATACATTATTAGTTTCCATTTCAGGAAAATGAACATCATCTATAAAACATACTTTTACATTTCTTGGCATTTTTGTAGTTTTAATAAAGTCTGAAAATTTTTTAATATGTGATGTTCTATTTGGCTCTATTATTTTTCCGTCAATCTTGAATGCATATATTATTTTGTTAAATTTTAAACCTTGTATTTTCGATTCAAAATATTTAGCTATTAAATTTACCCATTCTTTTCCACCTTGATTATTTGTATAAATCATTATATCAAATTTATGTGTGTTTTTTTCTTTAACTATATATTTTAATATTTTAAATATATTAGGTCTAATTAACTCTGGATATAAATCTAATAATTTTATAAAACATTCAATTTCTTGCGTTTTTTTTATATTTAATATATTTTTAACAGAATACCATAAAACGGAAAATTCACTAAAAAAACCAAGTGTTTCATCCATATCAAATACTATTACGCTTTTATTTTTCATTTATTATATATTATATATTATGTTATATATTATTTTCATATACCTCTTCTTTTTGTACTTGTTTTTGACTTTGATTAATATAAAACATTTTAATATAATTTTTCAATCTTTGTTTAAAAATTAGTGTCAATGGTGGTAACATTTTACATATTCCTTTAAACGATTTAATTTGTACTGGATTTTTTAAAGCAATTGATAAAGAACCAAATGAACATTCATCATCACTCCATTGTTCTAATGGCTTTTCAGGTTCTTTAAATTCTAATGATTTTGCAAAACAAATTAATTCATCTAATGTCATTCCTTTAAAAAAACTATTTTCAATTGTATTCATTATAAATAAATAATAATTATAATTATAATATTTTACTCATTTAATATTTAAAAAAATATTACAATTAATATTATAATAATTAACTATAATGTTGTTAAAAAATTGTATAAATCATATATTTATTTTATTACATTTTTCTATACAGTTAGGAAGTTGTACTATTGCTACTATTAAATCTGTGTTTTTATTTTTCTTATTAAATATTTACTTTGCTGAAAATTTTAATAATTATTTATCAAAAAAAATTTTTGATAATATTAATGATAATGATGAAAAAAAAGAATTATTGCTTAAGTATAAAGGTATATTAATAAAAGATAAAAATAATGTAGAATTATTATCATATTTCATACTATATTTTAAAGATATTGTAGAATTTTTTAATAAATTTACTAACATTCCATCAGAAGAAAATAATAATAATGAATGTAACTGCGAAGAATGGCCTAATTCTTATAGTGATGACGAAAATAATGAAAATGATGATAAAAGTATAGGAGTAGAAAAAGATGATGATACAAATAATGATATGAATGATGATATGAATGATGATATGAATGACGATGATAAAAGCATTGATACAAATATTTCAGAAGTAAATATTTTTGATAATTGTGAAAAATTAGTACAAATAATTAATCCTCCATTACATGATAATGAATTTAATGAAATTAATAATAATAATAATATTGAATCTCATGTATCTGATGAAAATATTTTTAGTAATTGTGAAAAGTTAATAAATATAATTAATCCTCCATTAGTAGATGAAATAAAAAAAGATCAATAATATCAATTAAAAATTATTAAGTGATTATTTATTTAATAATTTTCTAATCATAATGTATAAAAATGGATTTTTTACAACGTTATAAAAAATTATGTACACCAGCCGCAATATATTTTACTATTTCAGCTTTGTCTTTAATTTTAATAGGATTACAAAATATTTCTAATCCAGGACGTTTATGTCTCGGTACATATGATTGTCCAGCACCAGGATCTAATAATATAATTGTATTCATTGTACAAGCTATATATATTTTGCTGGTAACATACATATTAAATTTAATATGCAAAGATAATAACGAAAAATTATCATGGTTTTTAGTTCTTTTCCCTATTATTCTCATGTTTATATTTTATGGAATCACAATGATGCAAATGAATAGTTCAAAAGAAGGTTTAGAAGGATTAGAAGATGGTCTTATAGAAGAATATAGTGATGATGAAGGTGATGAATCTGGACCAGTAGAAGATTTTGATGATGATGAAGAAATATTAGCCGAAAATTTTGAAGGTCTTACTGTAGAGGGTTTTGAAGGTATGACATCACCTGATAATTCAGAAGCACAAAACGAAGTAGATCAAATGGCAGCTGAATTAAAAGAATTACAAGCTGAAATTCAAGGTTTTGAATCAATAGAAGATTCAAGAATGGAAGAACCAGGAATAGGACATAATGAAGGTTTTATATTAGAAGGTAATGAAGACCTACAAAAAGAAAATGAAAAGCTAAAACAAGAAAATACACAACTTCAAGCAGATGTAGATGTTGCTGAAACAGAAACTGCTGCTGCTGAACTAGAAACTGCTGCTGCTGAACAAGAAACTACTGCTGCTGAAGCAGAAACACTAAAAACAGAAGCAGAATTAGAGACTGCTGAAACAGAAACTGAAGCTGCTGAAATAGGAGAAGAAATAGCTACAGATCAAATGACAGATGCTATAGCTGAAAGTGTTAGTGGTTTTGAACCATTGGGTGCTGATGCTAACATATTTGGTTAAAAAATATTGAATAAATAATAATATAGAATTAATATTAATATTTATTTTTAAATATATAAACTTTGATTGGTAACAACAAATTTCAATAATTTATCTGAAACTAAACTGGTAATATATGCCATTTTTACATTATTGATTAATTCAAATGTTTCATTTAATTCATTACAAATATTATTAATTTTTAAAAGTGCTTTACTGAAATCACCAACAAATATACCAATATTATTTAGATCTTCTAAAATTAGTCTACATGTTTGTTCATTTTCAGCATTAATCCATTTTAATATATATGGAATAAGATCATATGATAATTCAATATTAGCTGTATTTGTATTCATACTGTAATTACATTCCAAATCAATAATATTTTCGATATTTGAATTTAAATTATTAATAATAAATATTAATTCTTGGCTTATTGTTAAATTATTAATATTGTGAATTCTATATTCATCGCTAACTTTAGTATCATTAAAACATGATAAGAATGCTATAAATTCATCTATTTTTATATTTTCTAGTAAATTATTATTTATTAAAGGTGCTATTAAAATACCAGGTACTTCTCTTATATTTGATGCAATAATACCTTTTTGTGTTAATTTATATATTAATTGATCATCTTTTATATGTTCTTCAATATATTCTTGCTTTTCTAATAGTTTGATAATTAATTTTGATTTATTATTAATGAAATTAACACCATCATAATATAATTTTTCTTCATGTAAAAATTCATTTTTTTTTTCATTATAATCTTTAAATTTCAATTTAGTTTCATTAAAATTATTTATATTATTTTCTATTTCTAATAGTTTTTTTCTAATTTTCTTTTTTTTATTACCATTTACATTTTGACATTCATTCTCTAGATTTATATATTCATTCATTTTTTCTTCAATAAAATCATCAATATTATTTAATGTTTTAATAGATTCATATTCACTTTTTAATAACTTATAAAATTCGTTTTGTTCTCTCAATCTATTTTCAATTTCTAAATTTAACATACTTGATTTTGAATATTCATCAATTGATTGTGCTTCATTTTTAAATAAATTTAATACGAGAGAATAATCTATTGTGAATTTTGATTTTAATGTTTGTGGTACTCCATTCATCATAATTCTATATTCACTTGTCGAAGGAACATTATTTTGAAATAAATTATAACAATGTATTACATGTCCAATTGTGTCTAATCCTCTTCTTCCAGCTCTTCCAGCCATTTGTGTATATTCATGGCTATGTAAAATACGCATTCCTTGTTTTGTATATTTATATAAACTTGTAAATATTACAGTTTTTGTAGGCATATTTATACCAACAGCAAATGTTTCAGTAGCAAATAATATTTTAATATATCCTTTTGCAAATAATAGTTCTGTCATTTCTCTCAAGACAGGAATAACACCACTATGATGAATGGCTATTCCTTTTTCCAATAATTTAATAATTGAATGAAATTCAGGCAAAGAAATTATTTCTTTATAATTGGGAAGTTTTCTTAAAATATTATGACATTCTTTACATATAATTTCTGGAACAGTATCATTATCTTCATCAAACAAATTACATGTTATTTGATTAGCAAATTTTTCAACATTTTTTCTAGAAAATACAAAACAAATAGCAGGTAACATATTATTATTTTTTAAATATTGTAGTAAATTATTAAGAACTAAATCTGGACGAATAAAACATTTTTTATTATTGAATAGTGATTCTAATGTACGTACTTTTTGTAGATTTTTTTCATGAAATTCTGTATCTTTAATAATATGTAAATTTTTTATAATATTTTTAATTTCTTGTTGTTTTTCTTTATCACTAATTAATTTGAATATTGTTTGATTACTATCAATATATAAATAATGCTTTAAAGGAACTACACGTTTATCAGTACTAGCTAAATATACATTTTTTAATGGTTTTTTATTTTCATCAGTGTTTAAATTTTCTATCCAACTAGCGAATTTATTTGGACGATCTATTGTGGCACTTAACATTAGCATTTGTACATTTGATGGTAACATCATTATAGTTTGTTCCCAAACTTTTCCTCTATCAAGATCATTTATATAATGAATTTCATCAAATATAACACAACCAAGATCATTTTCTATATCAATATCAAAATGTAAAACATTTTTAAAAGATTTATTATTTTTAACAAATAATGTATTTTGTAATATTTCAGTAGTCATAATTAAAACATCTGCTTCTGGATTAAATTTTATATCACCAGTTAAAATTCCAAAACTAATGTTAGGAAATTTTTGAGTGAATTCATAAAATTTTTGATTTGATAGTGCTTTAATAGGACTTGTATAAATTATTTTTTTTTTCAAACTATGAAAATATTCTATTGCAAATTCTGCAGGTAGTGTTTTGCCAGAACCAGTATGTGCAGTAATAAGAACATGTTGAGATTTTACTATTCCTTCAATAGCATATTTTTGAAAATCACTTAGTTCAAAAGAGAATTTAGAAAAATGTTCAATCATTTCACTATTTTCGTATTTTTCATTACAATTAACAACCATTTTTATTTAATTAAAAATATAAAAATTTCATTATATCAATTTTATTATTAACTTTCAAATAATATATTTGTTAATATATATATTATTATTATGGAAAATATAGAAGAAGTTACAAAAAGTACAACAAAAAATGCAAAAGGGTTTTTAGAACATGTATTTGAATTTGATGATAATACTAAAAATGAATTAATGAATATTGTACAATATTCTGTATTGTGTTTTATACCAATAGTAGGATTAAACAAAATAATGAAACATTATATACCAGATGTTGATGAAGATAAAAGTAGTTTAGAAATTTCATTTGAAATTTTCGGTCAATTATTAATTTTATTTATAGGTTTATTTTACATTCATCGTTTAGTAACATTTTTACCAACATACAGTAATCAAGATTATGCTGAATTTCATGTTCATTCTGTTATTTTAGTAGCTATTTTAATTATTTCTAGTTTACATACAAAATTAGGAGAAAAATCATCAATTTTAACAGAAAGATTATATGATTTGTGGAATGGTGAAACAAACTTAAAAGAAGCTGCTAAAAAAGAAAAAGCTATGCCACAACAAGCTGTAATGCCAAATCCTCATATGCCAGCACCTCAACCAGTTGTACAAGTACCTAATCATAGTTTAGGTCCTCCTCCTCCACAAATTAATCAAGTAGGTCAAGCACCACCACAACAAAATTTTGTTCAAAATGATTTTATGGCAGCAAATGAAGCACTAGGCGGTGGTTTTGGAAGTGCATGGTAAAAAAAAAAATCGATTTATTAAAACTACATTAATTAATTAACAAAATAAAAATGTTAAATATTCTGTTAATTCTTGCTTTTATTAGTAGTGTATATGCTTATGCATATAAACAAATATCTTATAATGTTAAAAATAATAATTTTAAAAAATATAAAAAAATTCAAGATGAAGTTGTTGAAATAAATATGAATAATTTACCTGATTATAAAATACCAAAATGGGTATATAAAAAAGTATTTAATTTTAATAAGAACACAGTCTTAGAAGACAAAAATTTCTATCATCAAATTAAATAATTAAGAATAATATTTAAAAATAAAACCTTATTATTGAGAAATGTTGAATAATTATTATTTAATTACTTCTTTTTTAATTGTTATGTTACCTCATGCTGTAGGTTTTTTAGTAAAATATACATTACCTAAACGGTATAATTTAAATGCTGATATATCAATGTCAAATACTGATATCCCAACTAATGTATTAAAATATGATATTCATCCAGCTAAAATTATAAATAGATTAATATATGATTCTTATCAATTTGGCGATGAATGGAGCTATAGTGAATTTTTAGATAAAATTGACCATGATAAAATAGCAGGTGTAAGTATATTAGAAAATGGTGAAGGAGCAATTGCTATTGATAATGATATAACTACATTTGTAGAACCACAAAATTTACATTCAGTAAAATTGTTTCCTAGTATATTCGAAAACATAATTCAAACATTAACTGATCATAAAGTAAATTTTGATGTTTTTGTAAAACCAGAAAATGGTGTATCAAAAGCAATTGAATTTGTATTTAGTAATTCATTAAATATTATATTTTTAACAATTTTTCTATCCTTTTTATTAAACACAATTCGTATAGGTCAAAATCCTAATCAATTCAATAATCCAATGTCATATTTAATGGGTGATAAAAAAGAGTTAGTTGATTATACTGCTTTGAATACAACTTTTGCTGATGTTGCCGGTTGTGATGAAGCAAAATATGAGTTAGTCGAAGTAGTTGATTTTTTAAAAAATTCAACTAGATTTGTAGAAGCTGGAGCAAAAATACCAAAGGGTGTTTTATTAGAAGGAAGTCCAGGAACTGGTAAAACTATGTTAGCACGTGCGGTTGCTTCTGAAGCTAATGTTTCATTTGTAAGTGCTAGTGGTTCAGAGTTTATTGAAATGTTTGTTGGTGTTGGAGCTTCAAGAGTACGTAAATTATTTGACACTGCTAAAGAAAATTCTCCTTGTGTTTTATTTATAGATGAAATTGATGCTGTAGGTAGACAAAGAGGAGCAGGTATCGCTGGCGGAAATGATGAAAGAGAACAAACATTAAATCAAATTTTAACAAATATGGATGGTTTTGAAGAAACACAAGGAATTGTTGTAATAGCAGCAACAAATCGAATTGATATATTAGATAATGCTTTAACACGTCCAGGTAGGTTTGATCGTAAAATTACGGTACCATTACCTGATTTTGATGGTAGAAAACAAATTGCAAAAGTTCATTTTAAAAATAAAAATATAGATGAAAGTGTTGATTATGATGAATTATCTTCTTTAACAGGTGGTTTTTCAGGAGCAGATATTGCTAATTTAGCAAATGAAGCTGCTATATTTAGTGTAAGAAATAATAAAACTTCATTGGATAGAGAATCTCTTTTACAAGCATATGAAAAAATAACTATTGGTTTAAGTTCTAATACATTAGAGAGTGATCCAGATATAATAGATTTAGTATCATATCATGAAGCAGGACATGCTCTAATGGCTTCATTGTTTCCAGAATTTTTTAATGTACGTAAAGTTACTATTAATGCTAATAAAGGTGGAGCAGGAGGTTATACATTATTTACTCCTCTTGAAAAATATCAAAAATATGCTTCCAAAAAATTTTTATTGGCAAATTTAATTGTAGCAATGGGAGGAAGAGCAGCTGAAGTATATCATTTTAGAAAGGACAAAACTACTTCTGTTTTAGATAGACATATATTTAGAGATTTTGATGATTTAGAAGTAACAACTGGTGCAACAAATGATATAATGCAAGCAAATAAAATTGCTCGTGATTACATTACTAGATATGGTTTTGGTAAGGAATTTGGTCAATATGACAACTCTTATAGTAGTGATTTGCCATTTGTTGGACGTGAAATGGGTACTAATTCACAAGGTATTAGTGAATCGACTAAAAATAATCTAGATAGTCAAGTACAACAACTAGTTAATTTTGCCTATGAAACCGCAGTTGATTTAATAACTAGATATAGTGATGTAATAGAGAAAATTGTGGTTGATCTTAAAGAAAAAACTGTTATAAGTGGAAGTGATATTGTAATTAAAGAAAAAACAAATGATACTATTAATGAAAATGAAACAAATGAATGATATATATATAAAATAAAAACATATTAAA